AACCATGATCGCCTGCGAAAAAACAGACCGCCGCGCCCGATTGATTGAGCTAGATCCAAAATATGTCGATGTCATCGTCAAACGCTGGGAGGATTTTACGGGTAAGAAAGCAATTCATGCTGAAAAAGGAGAAGAATTTGGTATAATGGCAAAATGATTAGTAAAAGTGCAATAGATAGGCAACGTGAGAGCGCCATCACTTTAGAAGTGGGTGGTGACGATGATAATTCTCAGATTAGAGAATTTTTATCTCTATCACACGCTCTTTATACGATTACAGATCAAGCGGTTTACAGGGTTCTTTTAGCAGATGATATTGATCCAGACAGAACAAATCCTAATATTCCAAATCAGAGCCAAAAAGTTATTCCATTCGGTTATAACGACCCTGTTGTTGCAAAAACATTATTAACTGCGAAATATTTATTTGATAAAAACAATGCAACTGCAGACCATCTCTTAGATGATTTTTTTGAAACTGTTATTGATTTAACAAAACATGCTCTAGAACTGCAAAAGATGGTTGCTGAATTAAAAGGTGAAATTTCAGAAAAAGAAGATTTCATTGCAAACACCAAGCAAAAACCAAATGGATATACCGTACCAGCCATCACCGACTTGAAAACAAAAGTACATAATATTTTGGTTAAAGCAGATAAAGCTAAAGACGCCATCTTAAAGCTTTACAAGATTCACTTTTTACCAAACGAAGGTGATAAGCCAAAGTTAGAAAAATACACAAAAGCTTTAAAAGATCTTTCGAATATTGATGATGAAGTATTGAAGGTTTGGGAGGAAAAGAAAAAGTTTTTAGATTTAATAAGAAATGCTCGAAATAGTAGTGAACACCCAAAACCTAATCAGCAAGTTTTATTAAATGATTTTACGATGCAATCTGATGGATCAGTTGCCCCGCCTCTTGTTCAAATTGAGCATAAAGATACGCCTATAGGCTTATTACCACTCGTAGAATTTATAGAGTTCTTGGAAAAAATGATAATTGATTATTCTGAATTATCGCCTGTTTTTATAAAACAGCTGCTTTTAATCAATAGTGAGAAAAATCCATTGGGTGAATGGGTGACAGAATTTCCTGAAAAAGAACGCCGTCACCCACATGTTCGATTTTACCGTTCAATTAATATGGGCGGAACAGAGCGTATTTTAGGCTGATTGAATCATATAATACCGCACCCCATCAACTCGTTCGCTGATAATCTCTGTGCCTGATTTTTTGAGGATGGAGAGATGCCCGCGCACGGTGTGCGCTTGCCAGCCGGTTTGTTTGGATAGTTCCTCAATCGTTGCGCCTTTGTTTGATGTGAGCAGTTGTTCAACCAGTGCTTTCTTGGTGATTTTTGGCGCTGGTTCTGCGTTAGCCTCTGGCGTTGTTTCGACGGCCTCGGCTGGCTTGGCTTCGACTGATGTGATTGGTTTTTTGCTTTGTTTTGTCATGGTGTTTCCTTTCTGTTGTGATGTCCATGAATGCTTCAATAGGCACGCTTATCAAGTCAATAATCCTTAAAAAGTGAGAGAATATGGGACTTTCAATCAGAAAATACGCCACATTGCGCGGTGTGACCGAAGGCGCGGTGCGCAAAGCCATCAATTCAGGGCGGATCACGCCGAATGAGGATGGCACAATCGATGTCGAACGGGCGGATCGTGAATGGAAAGAAAACACTGATGAAGCCAAAATCAATACTGGCCTGCCTGTGATGACCGAGAACATGCCCGCCGCCAACGGCAAACCATCTTTTACCAAAATCAAAACCGCGCATGAGCTTTATAAGGCGCAGCTGACACAGCTTTCCCTGCAGGAAAAGAAAGGACAGCTCATCAACAAAGACATGGTGAAAACCCAAGTCTATCGCCTGGGGCGGCAGGTTCGGGATAGCTGGCTGAATTGGCCTGCGCGTGTGTCGGCCTTGATGGCTGCTGAACTTGGCATTGACGAACACGCTCTTCATCAGGCGTTAGAGCGCTATGTGAGGGAGCATTTAAATGACATTGGAGAGGGAAAACTCAATTTCGATTGAGTATGACGCGGCATTTGTTCAAAACGTCTACCTCAAAAGTTTTACCCCCGAACCCCATTATGATGTGGCCGATTGGGCCGATAAATACCGGCTGCTATCGGGTAAATCCGCAGCCGAACCCGGGGAATGGAAAACCGCCCGCACGCCATACCTTAAGGAGGTGATGAACCAGCTTTCGACCAGCTCGCCCGCACAGCGCATTGTGTTTATGAAAGGCGCGCAGGTTGGCGGAACGGAAGCCGGCAATAACTGGATTGGCTATATCATCCATATGGCGCCTGGGCCGATGATGGCGGTATCGCCAACCGTTGAGCTGGCAAAACGTAATTCCAAACAGCGGATTGAGCCATTACTGCAAGAAACGCCTGAATTACGGGAACGTGTGAAGCCTGCGCGTGAGCGAGATAGCGGGAATACGATCCTAAGCAAAGAATTCGATGGTGGCTTGCTGATTATGACAGGGGCGAATTCGGCAGCGGGTCTGCGTTCCATGCCTGCACGTTATTTGTTTATGGATGAGATTGATGCGTATCCAGGGGACGTTGGCGGCGAAGGTGATCCGATCCTGCTGGCAGAACGCCGAAGCGCAACATTCCGCCTGCGCCGTAAGATTTTTATGGTGAGTACGCCAACAGTGAAAGGAATATCCCGTGTGCAGCGTGAGTTTGAAAAAAGCGATCAGCGCTATTTTTTTGTTCCTTGCACGAAATGTGGCCATTACCAGCATTTGCGCTTTACGCAATTGCGCTGGCCAGAAGGCGAACCAGAAGAAGCAAAATACGCCTGTGAATCCTGTGGGCATCTCATGCATAATCATGAGAAAACCTTGCTACTTTCCAAGGGTGAATGGCGGGCAACAGCGGAAAGTGTGGATGGCACGGTTGGGTATCATTTGTCATCGCTCTACAGTCCCGTCGGGTGGTTTAGCTGGTCGGATGCGGCGACATTGTTTGAGGAAGCCAAACGCAACCCCGATTTAATGAAGGGTTTTGTCAATACGGTGCTGGGTGAGCCTTACGAGGAATCCTCCGAAGCGCCCGAATGGCAACGCATTTATGAACGCCGTGAAAAATACAGCCAAGGCATCGTGCCGATGGGCGGTTTATTCCTCACCGCTGGGGTGGATGTGCAAAAAGACCGCCTTGAATGTGAAGTGGTGGCTTGGGGACGCAACAAACAAAACTGGTCGGTGGATTATATCATCATCGATGGAGATACCGCCCGCCAGGACACGTGGGATCGTCTTTCGGTCGAAGTCTTGAATCGGGATTGGCCTCACGCCTCTGGTCACAGCCTCCCCATTCGGGTGATGGCGGTGGATTCCGGTTATGCGACGCAAGATGTTTACGCCTTTGTGCGCCAGCATCCACAGGCCGTTTGGGGTGGTTCGGGCGCACGCGCCAGCCAGCCTCGCACGGTTGTAGCGATTAAGGGACAAGAACGCAATACAGCGCTGATCTTGAGCGTATCCAAAGCTGATACGGGCGGCAAACGTCGAGGTCTTCGAGTTTGGAATGTTTCTGGCCCCGTGGCGAAGATGGAGCTTTATCGCTGGCTCAAACTGGAGTGGCCAACCGATAAAGATTTAGAAGACGGCGTGGCGTATCCTCCCGGCAGTTGTCACTTCCCGCAATATGGTGAGGAGTTCTTCAAACAGCTGACGGCAGAGCGTTGTATCACCCGTGTTGTGCGCGGCTTTCCAAAACAGGTTTGGGAGAAAGACCCCAGCCGTAATAACGAAGCCTTGGATTGTCGTGTTTATGCGCGGGCAGCGGCCAGCATTTATGGGCTGGATCGCATGTCTGATTATAAATGGCGCGCGCTGGAAAAAAGCCTCGGACAAGAGGTCATTATTCCAACCAAAGGTGTGGAAATGCCCGTGCCTGTGGTAACCGCGCCAGAACAAGAACAGACGCAACAACCGAAACTAACGCCGAGAGTGCCTCAACGCAAGGTGATCAAGGCCGATGATCCGTATTTATAAGGAGTATCTCTTATGACCAACACATTGCTGGAATTGCAAAGCCGATTGGTGCAGGCGAAAGAAGCTCGCCATCGCCTGCTGACAGGATCACAGGAAGTGACCGTCAGCTTGCATGGATATGGCTCAACCACCTATAGCGCCGCCAATGTCGAGGCGCTGGAACGTTATATTCACGAGCTTGAAGCAGAAATCGCCAAGAAAAGCGGGTCTGCCCGCCGTGGCATTATCCGCACCAGTTTTTAAGGACATTCAAATATGGTTCAAATTTTAGACAGCGCAGGCAATCCGCTAAAGGCGAGCGATACGGCGCACCGTGCGGCATCGCATCGTGCGCGGGAGCTTTCCAGCTGGCTGCCGCCTTTAGGGTCTGCAGATAGTGATTTGCTGGGCGAATTGCCGACGCTGGTATCGCGCTCTCGTGATTTAAGCCGTAACCATGGTGTGGCGGCTGGTGCGATGCAAACGCTCACCGATAATGTTGTCGGCACGGGCTTGCGTTTATCGGCAACGCCTGATTATCGAGCATTGGGTAAAGATAAGAAATGGGCGGATGAATGGTCACGCGGGGTGGAATCCCTCTGGCGGGCATGGGCGGAAAGCACCGATTGTGATGCCGCCAAAAGCCTGACTTTTGCAGGAATGACATGCCTCGTGTTCCGCTCCAGTATTGTGAATGGTGAAGCATTGGCTTTGCCATTGTGGCTGGAAAACAGAGGCACAAAATTCGCAACCACCATTCAGCTGGTAGAAGCGGATCGCTTATGTAATCCAAACGGTAAGCAGGATAGTAAATATCTTCGCGCTGGGATTGAGATTGATGTGTATGGCGCGCCGCGCGCCTATCATATCCGCAAGAGCCATCCCGGTGATGCGTATTTGGGTTTTGGTGTTGATATCAGCGATTGGGAGCGCATTCCAACAGTGACAAGTTTTGGTCGTCGCCGTGTTCTGCATATCCATGATAAAGAGCGCACAGGCCAGCATCGAGGGAAGCCGCTTCTGACCTCCATCATGCCGATGTTTAAAATGCTGGATCATTATGAGCGATCTGAGCTTCAGGCGGCGGTGGTGAATGCCATGATTGCGGCGTTTATTGAAACACCGCTAGACGGCGAAAGCATCGGCGAGATGTTTGGCGGATCGGTTGATGATTATCTCGCTGCCCGTAATGAATGGGATATTCGCCTGCAGGGCGGATCAATCATTCCGATCTTCCCGGGTGATAAGGTCGCGCCCTTTACGCCAAGTCGTCCGAACAGCGGATACGGCCAGTTTGTAGAAAATGTCCTGCGTCACATTGGTGCGGGTCTGAATATCCCGTTTGAATTGTTGATGAAGGATTTTTCCAAAACCAACTATTCAAGCGCCCGCGCAGCGCTTTTGGAAGCATGGCGCTATTTCTCGGCGCAGCGCCAGTGGCTTGCCACCTACTGGGCAAAGCCTGTTTATGAATTGTGGCTGGAAGAAGCGATTAACAAGGGGCTGATTGAAGCCCCTGATTTTTATGAGAACAAAGCTGCATGGACACGGTGCAAATGGATCGGCCCTGGTCGTGGCTGGGTTGATCCTGTTAAAGAAGCCAAAGCCGCACACCTGCGTATGCAAATTGGTCTTTCGACGCTGGAAGATGAATGTGCCAGCCAAGGTTTGGATTGGGAAGAAGTCTTGGAGCAGCTTGCGCGTGAAAAAGCCAAGATCACTGAGCTTGGTCTCACCATTAACGACGTAAACAGCATTTTAAACACCAACACTCAAGAAAAAGAGGATAATGATGAGAATCTGGAACCGCATAACCGGTGATCCGTGGGCGATTACCGAAACAGCCTTGCACACGATTTTGGAAGTGGCCGCGCGTGAAAATGAAGCGCCCGAAGCGGTTGCTGCCAAACTCGGTCGTCAATTGCAAAACAGTTATAACGCCACCGAGCGTGATGGTGTTGCCATTATTCCTGTGACAGGGCCGCTTTTTCGTTACGCCAATATTTTCACGGCGATCAGCGGTGCGTCCAGCTATGAATTGATTGCGCGTGATTTTATGAGCGCCCTTGAAAACCCGCAAATCACATCGATTATTTTGGATATTGATTCCCCCGGTGGTGAAGTCAATGGTGTGTCCGAGCTGGCCAGCATGATTTTTGAAGCACGCGGCACAAAGCCTGTCATTGCTTATGCTTCGGGCGATGCGGCATCGGGTGCGTATTGGATTGCATCAAGCGCCGACGAGATTGTCGTATCGGAAACATCGGCGCTGGGATCAATTGGCGTGGTTGGTATTTATCGGGGCAAAAGCACAAAAGAGTCTGCCGATACGGTAGAGATTGTATCCTCACAAAGCCCCCACAAACGCCTTGATCCGATGAGTGATGATGGTCGCGCCAAATTGCAAACGCGCATTGATGCTATGGCCGATGTGTTTGTGTCCACCATTGCCCGCAACCGATCTGTCACGTCTGACCATGTGCTGGAGCATTATGGCGGTGGTGATGTGATGATTGGCGCACATGCGGTGAATGCCGGTTTGGCAGATCGCATCGGATCACTCGAACGCCTCATCACAGAACTTTCATCCCCGAAAACCCAAAGCCCTCCTGACGAGGGCTTTTTTAGTTCAATCCAACCGAAAAAGGAGAAAAAGCCCATGAACCTTGAACAACTCAAAACCGATCATCCCGATCTGGTTGCATCACTGCATGCAGAAGGATCAGCTAAGGAAAAGGAGCGATTAAAAGACATCCTAAGCTGTGAAGCTGCCGAAGGTCGTCAAAAGCTGGCGCAGGAAATTGCGCTCCATACCGAGATCAATGCCATGGATGCCCAGCATTTGATGAAGAGCGCGCCAAAAGATGAGCCGGAAAAATCGCAATCATCTTCCTTTGAGCGCGTGATGTCGTCCATCCCCAATCCCGAAATTGCCCCTGATGGGGATGATCATATCGCCACTGCCGATACAGTCGCCGACCGTATTGCTAATTCTAGGTAACTTTTAACTTTCATATAAAGAAATCTCTGATGCACATACCTCTGTAGTAAAAGATAAAGCTTCATCGCGATCTATATTCAGTCGGTCGATTGCTTTTCTTACTCGCCTATGAGCATTTAGAGAAATTTTACAAGAATTATGCGGACGTGGTTGTATGTGGTTATAGAAAACTTGTATTAGGTTTCTATGCTCAAGGCTACGAACAGTATGATGCTCGTTGTTTAATAAGTATTCTTGATGCGGATAGTTTAATAAACAGTACAAAATTGCCGTTTCTTTCTTGGTAAGATTTTTTGTGTCTATGGCACGGTAATTTATCAATAAATTATAAAGAAAAAGAACGCCTTTAAGTACAAAAACTGTCACCGAAACTAGAAATATCAGCGAAATATAGGCTTTGTACACTTTTGAGATTTCCAAAAGTCCAAGGTCTTCTCGAATATTTTCAGGAGAAAACAGAAGTGAACTGGTTACCACCAGTATCACTAGCCAAAGCTGATATGGCGACAATACTTTCTCAATGTAGCTGAATAATTTTTCCAAAAACTTTTCCATTTCAAAAACATACCAAACTTTTAACTCAAAAAGGAGAAAAAACGATGACACATGCTTCAGGTTTTACCGATCAGGGTGAATATAAGCCCTGTAATTTACTGGCGGGGGAATATCCCCGCATTGAGCGCATCATCACCATTGCATCAGGCAGTAACCTTGCCAAAGGCGCAGTTCTGGGGCGCATTACCGCATCTGGTAAGTTTATCTTAAGCGCCGCTGGTGCAAGTGATGGCTCAGAAACACCCGATGCTATTCTCGCTGAAACGGTGGATGCAAGCGCTGAGGATAAACAAGCCGTTGTGTATTTCAGCGGGGAGTTTAACGAAAATGCACTGATGCTTGGCACTGGACATACGGTGGAGAGTATCCGCGCTGGATTGCGTTCCAAAAGCATCTTTCTTCGTAGCAACCAATCATAACCCATAAGGAGAACACTCACATGTCTGTAGATATTTTTAGCACCCATGTTCTGACCAAGGTGGTCGAACGGCTGGATCGTCCAAGCTCGTTTTTGCTGGATGTATTTTTTGGCCAAGAACAAACCGAAGATAGCGAAGAAATTCACTTCGATATCGATAAATCCAAGCCACGTTTAACACCTTTTGTGTCACCTTTGGTGGCGGGTAAAGTCGTGGATGATGAAGGCTATATCACCAAGAGCTTTAAGCCAGCTTACGCCAAAGACAAGCGCCGTTTTGATCCAAGCCGTCCGCTTAAGCGTTCTATTGGTGAAAAAATCGGTGGCACGCTGACCCCGCAACAACGGGTGGAAGCCAATCTGAACCGCACTTTGACCAAGCAGCTTGAAAACCTGACCCGCCGTGAGGAAGTGATGGCCGCAGAAGCCTTGCGAACAGGTAAGATCACTGTCGCCGGTGAAGATTATCCAACGGTGGTGGTTGATTTTCAGCGTGATCCTGAATTGACCGTGGCACTGGCTGGCTCATCCCGCTGGGGTGAAACAGGCGTGAATGCGCTGAACAACCTTGAAGATTGGGTTGCCAAAGTGCAGGAGAAATCAGGCGCAGTTGCCCGCACAGTTGTCATGGACGCGCTAGCATGGCGTGTATTTAAGGCGGATGCGTCTGTTGAAAAGCTTCTTGACATTCGCCGTCTCCGTGACAATGCAGGCATTAATCTGGGGCCGATTGCTTTTGGTCAAGGCAATGAGCTTGCCCGCTATGTGGGATCAATCGGTGATTTAGATTTCTGGGTTTATAACGACCGTTATGTCGATGAAAGCGATCAGGTGCAAAAACTGCTTCCTGATTATACGGTTTTGATCGGCAGCACATCTCAGCTTGAAGGCACGCGCTGTTACGGTGTTATCCAAGATGAAAAAGCGGCTTATCGGGCTCAGCGCTTCTTCTCCAAATCATGGCTTGAGGAAGACCCAGCTGTGCGCTGGTTGCTTTTGCAATCTGCGCCGCTTCTTGTGCCATATCGTCCAAACGCATCATTTTGTGCAACCGTGCGCTAAGGGAGGATTGAGATATGAAGATAACTGCAATCATTACCCTGCATGTTGATGGCAAAACAATCTTGCCCGGCAAATCGGTCGATATTTCTGATGAGGAGGCAAAGTCACTGATTGAACGCGGCTTTGCCAAATCTACGGATGCATCAGCTGTGGCAGAGCAAAAGCCTGCTCAGACCCAGCAACCCGAACCCGCCATTGATGATGTGATTGAGGCGATTGAAATCCTCAATCCTGAAACCGCCTTTGCCAAAAACGGCAAGCCAAAGGTGGAAGCGATAGAGGCTGTTCTTGGTCAAAACATCTCTGCCGAAACGCGGGATAAAGCATGGGAGCTTTATCAAAAAGAGTTGGCGGCTGATGAGGCATCGGGCGATGACGTTCAGGAATAGTGCCACAAAATCGGTGGACGTGCTGTTTAATCGTTTCGGCAAAACATCACGTCTTATCTTTGCGGATGAAACGGAAATTGGGGCGCTGGTGATCCATCGTTTGCCTGATAAAATCACAGATGTGTTTGATACGCAGGTGCATTCGGAAACAGATATGTTTGAGGTGCGCCTGAGCGACATCCCTGCGGGCAAAACACTAGGGTCTATTGTGTTGGATGACAAGCGTTACACCATGCAAGGTGAACCCGTGAAAGATCAGCACAATCTTATTTTAAAGGTGGATGCCTATGCGGTTGAAAGCGGCGATTGAGGGTGACCTCAAGCAATATATGAAGGAAGAGTATCGCACAGCAGAACGCGCTGTCACGCTTGGCATTCGTGAAGCCACAAATGGTTTAAAAATGTCCATGCGCCGTCAGGTACATTCCTCAGGTCTAGGGCAACGTATGGCCAATACGTGGCGCGGCGATATTTATCCGCGCGGGCAAAATTCCATTCGTGCGGCGGGTCTGGTTTATACCAAGGCCAGCAAGATCATGGCGGGTTTTGATGAAGGCACAGTCATTAAATCAAAAGACAGCTGGTGGTTGGCTGTTCCGACCCCAAATGCGCCGAAGCGCGGTATGGGTGGTAAGCGGATTAACCCGTCCAACTTCCCTGAGCATCGCTATGGCAAGCTTCGCTTTGTGTATCGACGAAATGGGCCGTCATTGCTGGTGGTGGAAAATGTGCAAGCCTCTTACAGCCGTAAAACAGGTGATATGCGGGGTTTTCGTAAAGCCAGCCAGAGAAACCTGAAAACAGGCCGTAATCTCTCAACCGCTGTGATGTTCTGGCTTGTGCCTCAAGTAAAGCTACCAAAGCTGATCCGTTTCGATGAAGAAGCCAAGCGCTGGTATGACAAACTACCACGGCTGATTTTGAAAAACTGGCCAGATGATTAACATTAAAAAAATGATCAAAAGCACACTCTGAGTTTATTTACAGGCATAATTTTAATGAAATCGCCCCGTTCGGGATGAAAGTGGGTAAAAGAGGAATGAAAGAGGCAAAATCAACCCGAACGGGTTGATGAAATAGATTTGTTTGTTTTTAACCATATCAGGGTAGCTATACTACCTTTACAGCAATTAAAATAAACAAATAACTTGATATTCTTTATTTTCAGCCTTATATTGGTAGTATGGCTACCAATAATAAAACCAAAATAAACAAAATGCTAAGCACAGCTCCTGCAGGGGCTGTGCTGTTATCACCGTGGTTAGCGTCGCAGGGATACAGTACTGACCTTCAAAAATACTATAGAAAAAGCGGTTGGCTGGAATCTATAGGAACTGGTGCGCTCAAACGCGCTGGCACTGATGTTGATTATCATGGCGGCATATATGCACTCCAAAATCAGGCGGGATTATCTATACATGTTGGTGGACGAACAGCGCTATCGTTATTGGGACGGGGTCATTATGTGGATTTGTCAGGGGGACGCACCGTTTTGTTTGGGGGTGTAAAAGAAAAATTGCCCACGTGGTTTCGTAACTATGATTGGGGAACTCGCATAGATTATTATACGACATCCTTTTTACCAGAGGATATGGGGCTGGTTGATTTGGATCGCCCAGGTTTCACTATCAAGGTTTCCGGCGCAGCTCGGGCAATAATGGAGTGTCTGTATCTGGCTCCCCAGCATCAGGAGTTTTATGAATGCTACGAGCTGATGGAGGGTATGAACGATTTAAGGCCTAAATCGGTACAGGAGTTGCTAGAGAATTGTTCGTCGGTCAAAGTTAAGCGCCTGTTTCTCTACTTGGCAGATAAACTTAAACATCCGTGGCTAGAGTTTGTTGATTTGTCGAATGTTGATCTTGGCTCCGGTACACGCAGCCTTGTCAAAAACGGGGTTTATATAGATAAATACAAAATAACAGTGCCGAAAGAGTTTGAAAAAAATGAGCAACCCGAAATATAAGGACGTTTATTAGATGAAAAATATTCTGGATGAATATCCAAACCTCGCAGAATTCATGCCTTTTTTAGACCTGTTAAACAAGGAAAGTCCTCGAGGGCAAGTTTTAATATCTAGCTCATATCTAGAAAATCTCCTTGGTGAAATACTTCTATCATTTCTTGTAGATTCAAAAAGCACAGACAAGTTATTAAATGGTTTTAATGCTCCATTGGGAACATTCTCATCTAGAATTGAAGCAGCTCATAGTTCGGGACTTATTACGCTCCGAGAATATCAAGAATTGGATCTTATTAGAAAAATAAGAAACGAGTTTGCGCATAACTTGAAAGCAAATTTTGAAAGCGAAAAAATTAAAAGTTTTTGTATCCAACTTTCATATTCAGCCGAAGATTATGGGGATGTAAGAGTAAACCCCACAGGGAAATTTGTCACAGCAGCAACAGCATTAATTTTAAATCTAGTAAACCTGTACCCCGTCAGCACAAGTTGGACAGATAGTGCATCATTGCTAAGGTGATGTTTTTGGCTTATCGAAGACGACGAAGGAGTCGAAGATGAGCAAAAAACAAAGTTCAAAAGACCACAAGGCAGATGCGGATAAGATTGTT